GTTTAGGCGTAGTCATTATTTACATCCCTTGGGTATTCTCAGTAAGACTTGAAGGATTACGGCCTCCTTGGGGTGCGCCTTCGTGTAAGGTCTTGACAACATCGGCTCCTTGTTGCATGGTCGAGAGCAATTGAGCGGATTGTTGCTGCTGTTTATCGGCATCAACAAGTTTTTGTACTTCACCCTCACTGCGTGTCCAAGCCGCAGGGACGCCTATCGACTTGAGTACGTCGCGTAAAGCTTTACTCGCGTCAATGATATGCACTGCCGTAGGGTCAACCTGCACAGTCTGTGCCAGCATTTGACCAGCTTCGATAAAACGTTGACCTTTCTCGCGCTCTACAGCATCGTGCAATGGGGATTCGAAAGCAAACTCAATCTCTTTACCACGAAGCTCGGTAGGCATGTCCATCGGTGAACCGAATGCGCCAGCCCGTAGCATTTTGTTAAAAGTAATTTCACAAAGAGGGGCGTTGTACTCAGTTTCCATTGGCTCAAACAAGGGCATGGCTTGACGGATATACTCCTGAATCCGCTGTCCGACTTCATAAGCCGTCATATCATTCCCTGCTTGAGGTAAAGCGATCTTATTTAGATAGAAAGCTTCAGCGATCATTTCACGGGTGTCCTTGGTCATTTCTAACCCAAGTGTAATGCCGCTCTTATCGTTGGTAATTGGCCGTAGTACCTCGCCAAGACGCTCGTCGTAATCACTATCTACAAAAGTTATACCACCCGCATAGACATTGATATCACCCCTGATAGCTTCTTGAGTAGCCAATAGAGGTGGGCTGACGGCCTTTTCACCAGCTTCAAGCAATACGGCTGTCATGGCCTGTATCAAACGTGCGTCTGGCAATGCTGCTACCGTAGCGGGAGAATAGGCGTACTGAGAGCCTGAAACAGTCTGCCAGCGAGGTATTCCGTACTCCTGTTCGAATACTCCAACCTCTTCGATAATGGCTTTGTGATCAATGTCGATATAAACTGACTTGAATTTGGTCTTTACTTTAGCCCCGTACTCGCATTGGTCAGCGGGTAGGATTACGTGCCAGACATTAGTTTCAGCGTAGGGGTCTTTTTCAAGCTTGGTGATAATATCCGGGTGCAATTTGTCACGTCCGAATGTTGAAGCTAATAGCCGTGCGGATGGTTTCCAGCGCCGATAGACGGTTTCTACCCCACCCCCTTGGTCTTCTACCCAAGCCATATCCCGCAAGTGCCAGCACCGGTATAGCATGCCCGTAGCTGTAGGGTTAAGCGTCGTTTGAATGGCGCATTGCCCGAAAGTAGCAAAATCGTGATCGCCCTCTTTAGTGGCCCGTACGAACTGGCTACTCTTATGGTACATGGCCCGACGCATACGGCCCTCAGCCCATTCAATCCATTGTCTCGCTTCGACGCCGATAGTATCCCAATTATCCATCGTGCGAATATGGTACCAGTTTTTGCTTGACGGCCTGAGCATAGCGCCAAAGGCATTGCCCAGATCACGACGTGCCAGTACCGGATAACTCGTCATAAGGTGATCGGCAAAGGTGTCGCCCATATTGCGCGAAGCCGTGAAATCAGCCCGTTCAGGGTAGAAGTTCTCAGCAAGCGCTTGCCATAACGTCATTAACGCCGTACGTTTACTGAAGAGCTGTTCACCTTGTTGCTGAAGGTAGGTAGGTAAGTCCACTTAATTGCCACCTAATGTTTGGCTGTCACTAGTATCGCTAAGGATTGTACTAGCGCGACCACCACGTGATTGTTGCGCTAGAAGCGCTTGGCGTTTTGCCGCTAGCGTTGCCTCAGAATCCTCGGTAGGCATTACCGTAGGTGTCGAAACCTGCGGCGCATACTGTTTAGGGGTACTGGGCCTGTTCATCATGCCACCGATTACTGAAACACCTGCGGCAATTAACGGTATAAAAGGGACTACTGCGGCCATATCATCCTCCTAGCGTATCTGATAAAACTGTTGAAGCTACGCCGCCGCGTTGTTGCGCTGCGGCTTGCGATCTTTTCTTTGCCATGTCTGTTACTGTCGTGTCCTCGACAGGAATGACTTTTTGCGCTGGTATCGGCGCTTGTGCTTGTTGTTTTTGTCCACCACCAAACATGCCGCCCATATCAGCCTCCTAGTACACCAGAAGACGCCACAGCGCCACGTTGTTTTCTTTTGTTCATTACATCACTCAGGATAGAGTCTAAACCTTCTGAGTCTGCTGTTGTATCAAGTCCTAAACCTTTACGTATCTTTGCGTTGGTTGGTGCATCGGTGGAAGGTGTTGTGGCGATTGGCGTAGAGGCCCCGACTGTCATACCACTCAAGCCTAAATCTGGCCCTGCATTGCCTCCCCCTACAGTAATCGCTGGACCTTTATTCGTACCTAATACCGAGCCAAGTACAGAATTAGGTGGAGCTACGTATCCGGGGTCACCCGGTTTTTTTTGTACTTTACTGCTCGCGCTTACCGTTGTAAACATTATTTTCTCCCAACCCTGCCTAAGTTAACCTTCGGTACACTATGCTTATTTTTCCAACCACCCTGCACATTCGCTTGTTTTAGTCCATCCCACCAAGCCATTACCACTGCGTCACCCTTATCCGGTGATCGGCCTAAACGTTTAACCAAGTCGGCCTTTGGCTCAACCTGTATACCGTTAGGGCCTATCTTGTAGCTTGGTGCACATAAATCGGCCACTAGCTCGGGGTCTTCAGGCAACATTATCGGTGAACCTTGTTCTTGTGAAGGGTCCAGCGCTTCACGAAACCGCCAGTAAGCTTCAGCCCGTACATTAAAAAAAGTTATCTGCTTGTCTACGGTACGCCTATTGGATTGCTTAACACCCATGTAACTCGCCGTATCAATACCATTTTCTTTTAGGTGCGCGTAAGCATCCCCACCCCAGCCACCCCCGATATCAATAATTACTTTGGCGCTATCGCGTCGGCTGGTAATTACCAGCCCCGCAACGGTCTTGCCATCCGGTGTGAGTTTACCTGCTACTACTTTGAGCGGAGCATACCAGCCGTCGTAGCGAATTGCAAGCACTGTATTATCGGAGTTACCACTCCACATTGTACTCCCGCCCCGACGGACCATTATCGTTTTTAATGGTGTAGATACACAGTACACCAAACCCTCATAGGGTACTCGTTGTACTTTTTCTTTGTCTATGTAAGCTTCTCGGCCTTGAGTTTCTGTAACGGTGTAGCAATCCTTTTTGCGGATTACTTTTCTGTTACCTATACTGAATTCGCTACCCGCTAGGTGTACGCATTTTGCTTTACCACACCGTCCGAGTTTGCTTAATACTTCTTGTATGTCATCTACCAGTAGTTTGCTCGTCGTAGTGTAACTACTGGTACCACCCCTGTTTATCGAGCCATCACCTAAACGATACTCTTCAAGGAAAGCTTCAAGTACTTCTGGTGGGGCTTCTTTTATCTCCCTTGGTATTTTTTTGTTAGCCGCATGTACACCGCAATTAACTGCTAACCATTCACCTATAGTATTGTTCGATAATTCCCACCCGCTCCTACTTTTTGTTTCGCGCGCTACTAACCCCATACGTTTTAGTAACACACCTATCCGGTCGTATTTATACCCCTTATTTTGTGAGATATTTATGCGCCATCTACCGTTAGCTCTAACCTCTTTAAAAGTGCATCCTTCGGATACAAACCAGCCTAAAAATCTAGCCCAGTCCTCGAAGGTAAAAGAATACTCTTTATCCCTGCTACCCCCGTTGGGCATTATTAAGCTGGTTTTAAAACTTTTCGTAACGGGCGTACTACCTACCCACGTATTCGTCCTTTTTGAATTAAAATACCTAGGCAGGGCATCGTACCGCTGCACGCTATAGGCCGTAGCTTTTGGACTCTTAGCTAAAAGATTATGGTTATCAGTGATAGCAAAATTTATTCCCCTAGCAGGTTCGTACACATTTAGTTCGCCCTTAAAAGGGTAAGCGTGTAGATGTGTAATATCACCCCACTTGGCTATTTCACCATCTAGCGTAAGGACTTTTTCCGCACCAGTTAAGGCACTAAATAATTTCCACCCATCATCGGTGAGTATTTCTGTCTTGTCGTCAAAACAACCACCTTGTGCCACGTCCACACCAATAGCACACATCGGTACATTAACAGGCGGCACGCTTTTCCAGCGCTTTTGCGCCTCGCGCACCCAACTTGTAGGAATGGTTTGGAAAGCATTATCCGCTAGACCGGCGGTAAAACTACCGTCACGGTAAGCTGCGCGATACTCGGCTGGAAGGCCATCTAACGTAGCCCCATAATTCGTTGCTGCGAGGTCGGGATTGTCTGATAACTTGGCGGGGATGAAAGTCCTAGACCGCGCGTAGACTTCTTCATCATTGACGATATGTGGGCCTCTGCCATCTACTTCAACCTCTTTACCATCGTCGCCCGTGGTATACCAGCGGAGTTCACCATACTGAGCAGGGTTAGGGTGCGTTGGGTCTAACCATGCGCCCCAGCGTTTCAACACCCATAGGCCTTCTGGTTGTGTTGGGGGATTACCTGCGGCTACTATACGGCAACGTTGATTGATATCTACCGAACGATTCCAGCCGATGATAAAGGTGTACTGGCTTTCGGTAAAGTCACTGACTTCGTCAAAGCAGTATAGATCTTTAGGGTGCCCTTTACGTTTTTGCTTATCCTCTTCAAGCTGGCAACCACCAAGCTCAACTAACCGTCCATCTGATATGCGCCACATACCGTGTTGCGCGCTCCACCCGTCACGTGTGCCGAGGATACTAGCCATGCGCTCCACTAACCCGTCGACTTCTTTATTGGTGCGCCGCAGTATAAGCGAGTTTTGGTGCGCAGTAATCGCCAAGCCTATCTCAAGGTCGGTCTTGCCTCCACCCGCTTGGCCGCCGTAGAATATTTCGTCAGCTTCAGAAAAATAGGCCTCTATCTGAGGCCCGGGGTTAGGTACCCATTTCATGCTTTTGGTAGAATCCAAGGCGACCTTTGTGAGTTCGCCTTGGGCTTCTGGTGACAGGCTCGTGAGTTGAGCCAGTATTTCGTTTAAATTCATTGGGGAAAGCCAGTGAATACCGTTGGTGCGACGGCATAAGTAAGCTTTATGTAGTCGTTAGGAGCGAGCAACACGCTACCCGCTATTAGTCCAAGGATAAAATACGCGGCATTATCGCGGCTTACTGAAATTACCGTTACCGTGCCGCCGCTAATAACCAGCAATATAGGAAAGCCCGTAGTGTTTTGCCATGCCACTGTAGAAGCCGGCGGGGTAATAACTGCGGGTGCTGCTGCTGCATTACTATTGCCGCTTTGTCTCCAAGGCATTGTATCTCCCTTAAACTGCTACATCTACATTAAATACCGCTGAAGCCGGATTTACCGCGCCGACGGTGCAATTAGTACACCGTACAGTTACCGAAGCGCCTCCCGAAGTTACGAAGGCCGTGTATGATATACCTGCGCTTATCGCGGCTATCTTTACGCCCACGATACATTGGGCACCATCCCTGAAGGTTACGTTTGTCGGGGCTGCGATAGTAAGATCAGAGGTAGTATTCGCGGCTACGCTAGGGAAGTCTAATGTTGCACTTACCGTGTAGTATTCGCGAACAGAAGCCCAAGTACTCGGCATGAATGTCATCGTAACTGCTGTGGCATTGGTCAGACATGGTAGGTCTGCGCCTGTTACCGCGTCGCCTAGTACGAAAGTGGGAGTAGCACTTAGATTGTCTACTGACTTAATTACCCCCACTAAGGCTGCCGCGGCGGCCCCCGCACCGGGTATACTTACCGCGGTACCTATTCCTACATTTAACCCTGACACCGTTGATAGTGTAAAAGTAGCTCCTGCTCCGGTAGTACCTGTCACAGTACCCGCGCTAGTGGCACCAGTACCTTTACACCAACCCGTAGTAGCCTGAGTAGCTGCATAAAAGGCCACACCGGTATCTGAAGAGGCAAGCAAGTCGCCATTCTTAGACACCGAGCTAGCTTGTTGTGCGGCGGCTAGTAAACCACTCTGGCGGCCTTGGTTAGCTGACTGTGCCATACCATCCAGACGGTAGGGTGTGGCTGCTGTAGAAGCGTTCTTGCCGCCTTTTACCTGCGCCAGCCATTGCCTGTTACCATTCGTACCAATCGGTACGGTCATACTGCGTGCGGTACCATTGTCGTTGTTATACGCTGAACCCATACCTTGCAGTATGCAGTTTTCAAAGTCTGGTGCCAAGTCAGCATTACCACGATTGGCTACAATGCGGTACATTTCGCCCTTGATACCTACAGCCACATCCAGTGCCATGTCCTTGATAGATACCCCAATACCATTAGGCCCGATCACGGAGGGGTTGGAGCCGCATTCAACACGTACCACAGCGATCTTTGAGCTACCGAACACCGTATCACGCGCCATAGCTCCGTTAATCTCGAAGCGGTTGCCGTCAATGACGATAGCGCCTTCGTAGGAGATATAGCTAAAGTCTGCGTACAAGAATCCTAAGCCACCACAAGCAACGCTGTTAATGGTCTCTGCTGTAGCTGCGCCGCCCATATTCCAAGTACTACCGGCAATTTGCAAGCCCCCGACACCGAGTGAACCGATCTGGTGATCGTAGACCATCGTAATATTACCTGTACCTGCGCTAGTGATATCTATCGCTGTACCTGCAATCGCGTTGGCTGGGGTAGTAGCGAACTGGCATGTCTGCGCATCTACATAAATCGGGAAGTAGGCAACACCAGCAACTAATCCGCCCGGCATTGTGCCGTCGGAGTATAAGAAGACCGCATGCAGACTACCCGCCCCGTTACCAGTTGTGCCTGTCATAGCTTCACTTGCAATCAGTTGGGATGCACTGACGGTGTAAGTGCCAATACCGCCACGACCTGTACCAAGTGCAGTAATCGTAGTACCACCCGTAATACCTGCACCAGCTACGGTTTGCCCCACACACAGAGTGCCTGAAGTCATAGCCGTTACGGTCAGTACCGTACCCGCAGAACCGGAGCCATTATCTATTCCCGCGGTGTAGCTGGAGGGAGTGGTACCAACTGTAATCGGATTTTGTTGGCCGGAGCCGTACACAGTAGCCCGTGCTGACTCAAGGGTAGGACTAGCCACAATGATGTTCTTGTCATTGGTATAGGTGAAAGTATCTGCTGCTGCACTAACTGAAGCCACGTTGAAAGCAGCCATGAAAGAAGCTATTACAATGTTACCTGTGCTAGTGACGGTGTAAGTAATCGGACTCGTACCTGCGATTGCATTTGCTTGGGTACGATACAAGACCAAGTTATTCTGGTCAGTACCTTTACCCGCAAAGTACATCCCGCCGCCTTGAGTATCAAGCAGAGCTGCGCCACCATCACCGACGGTGGGCATTACCCCGGCTGCGGCGTTCCACATCAGTATCGCGGTACCGAAGGGTAGAGTAGGGAACTGTACGTTAGAACTGTTACCGATAGGTATCACACCCGTTGCGCCATTAGCGATAGCTGTAGTAAACATCGCTGGGGTAATAGTAGCAAAAGTTTTGTTAGCAACCGTAGTCGAACCCCGCACACGCATGGCGTATCCACCGATAGAATCAGCCCTGAAGCGGTTCATCTTGAGGTTCAAGTAGTACGGGATAGAGAAGCCGTCGCATTTTTGCGCACCACCCGTGCCGGTAGATGTACCCGCTACTGTTAACTCGTCAAAGTCTGTCTGGTTATCTATCGAAGTATCGAAGTACATGATCGCGGGGAAAGTGTTATTACCCGCTTTCAAGTTAATTCTGTGTATGCCACCCCATGGTACCGCGGTAAGGTATACACCACCCGTCCAGTAAATCAGTGGTTTGAAGTTGCCATCCGCATGAATCCAACGGCATGAGCCAGAGGTCGAGCCACTAAAGATAATGGTATTGTTAGGTAACTTATGACCGTTGGAGTAGTAGTTACCGTCGGCAAAGTCAAGGATGTAAGTTTCTGTACCCGCAGTATGTGGCAAGCTGCTACCAGTCAGATACGCAATCGCAGCATCAATGGCCGTTGTGTTAGTTGTCGCATCACCTGACGAGTTAGAAGCTTTTGCACCCCAAGCCCTTACAGGGAATCGTACCAATGAAGACCAAATTCGTATAAACCGCCCTGAGCCAGCTGTAGGTTGTATTACCGCGCCACCATCGTCTGCGGTAGACGAACCGGATTTGTAGTAGAAACCGCCACCACCACCGTCGTTATCTGCGTAGTACCCACGAACGAAGAGCGCTTGGCCGTCTGTTAGTGTCGCTACGTTTAAAGCTTTTAGCGCTGCGATAGTGGCTACCGTAATATCCGAAGCACCACCCCCACTACCAGCGGGTACTCCCCATGTAGCATCACCACGTAAAAATGTCGTAGTGTTATTAGGCGGCGTAGGAACCGCACCACCTACCGTAGCCGACATAGCTGGTAGATCGGAGTTTACCGCTGCCAATAATGCAGTGCCGTTGCCTTTTACAACACCCGTAACCGTAGTCGAAAGCGCGATAGAGGCATCACCAGTAGGTCCAGTGACTACCCCAGCTAACCCATTGCCAGAGGGAACCGCGACACTCGTTACCGTTCCGCTAGTGGATGTTGCCTTATCGCGCCAATTAGCCATTTAATGTGCCTCCACCGCAATACGCATCAACCGTAGAACCTGCGACGTTAGCCGAGCTTGCACTTACGACAACCTCGTACAACCCGTCCACGTCCATGATAAACCAGCCGCTTGCGGCGGCTGCTATCGTGGTCAAGTCACCACTAGCCCCGACCAGTAAGCCTTTAGGCGAGGTGTAATCCCCAGCTACCGAGTAGAGTGTCGCTAGTGAAGCGACGTTGGTTGATCGCACTTGGATAATGAACGCGTCGAGCGCTTGCACTGTTACATCCACTTGTACGAGGATGCGGGTTAAGCCGTGGCAGGGTATCGTTAACAGAACGGTATTTCCTGCTTGCGGTACTGCTACGGCTATATTGCGTGCGTTATACGCAGGTTTTTGGCCGCTGCTGCCAAAGGATTGTTGAGCCATACCGTACTCCTAGCTTAAGCGGTAAGTAACGAAAGTATTTGCCGCTGTTTTACGTGAGAGGAAAGCTGCTGATACCGCCGTTACAACGGTCATAGTACCAACCAGAGTGTGGCCTGTGTCTGCTGTAACGGTAACTGTGTTAGGGCCTGTGTTGATTAAGTTCCACTCAAAGGCTTCACCTATTAGCAAACCGGCAGCTGCGTCAAGCAATGTGCCTGTAGGCACTGAAGCGGCAACGGCTGCGGCAGAAGTGGAAGTCACGATACCTGTCAGTAAATCCGCTGCGAGCATTGAAGCTGTAGCGTTGATTGTGCCCGGTGCGCCTTGTAGAAATTTGATTGCGCCAGTGTCGTCCATTGACGGAACACGACGGCCATTGATAATGATGTGCCCTTGTGCGCCAATGCCTAAACGTTTGCCGTGTACGGATGTTAAGATAACTGCGGTTGCGGTCATGATGTAGCTCCTTTGAAAGTTATATGTGCTTCGGAGTAGTCGGATTTATACCCAACATAATCGGCACAATACACCAGCCAAAATAAAATACAACTACTTTTTTAGCATGCCGCTAGTGAGCAGAAAAGCAATGCGCCTTGCGATCTCGGTCTGGCTGGTTTCTTCTGGTACGAGGTCCTTGCCGTCTTTGCCAGTGACTTCGACCTTATCGGTAAACATGCCTAGGTGCTTGCCAATGTCCACTAGCGCTGCACGCTTGTCAGCCAGCTTGACCTTGGCCGTGAGTAGCTTATCAGTCGGGCCGTCACGTGTGGACTCAATGCCGGTGATAGACGCCGCGGTGTTATCGTCGAGTTCACTGATTGGCTTGAATTCGCCATTCTCGTCGTACAAATTGCGCACGTCGAACAAGGCAAGCTTGGATAGCTCGTTAAGTACTTGAGCCTTGTCGATAATGAGGCTACCGGCAAGTTCTTTACGTAATTCGAGAAGTCTGGCTTGGATATGCGGAAGTTTTTTTAACTTGTAGACCTCAGGATTTATTGCTCGCCAATGACCTTGGGTGTTATACGCCCGGCGGTATGACTCTACGCCATTGCTTGTGCGTATAAACTCAAGGCACCAAGTCTCTTGCTTGGCCGTCAATGGCCTAAGCTCTTCGAGCGGGTAGCCTACTAAATCGTCGTCATCAGTCATGGTGCAAGCATCTTACCCTTTTGGCAATAAAACACAATACCCAGCAAAAAGCTCCTGAATTGTCTTTATGCACTATTTTGGTGCAACGTAATCGACGCAGGAGCGATTTAAAACATGTAGCACATGCTACGGTATTGGGGTTTTTAGCTAGTAGGGCTGGAAATCCTGACTAAGGCCACCACCGAATATTCCCCACAATACCATTCCCACTAGCCAGAGGTAGGCAATTACTTCGATGGGTTTTAACCCCCGAAGGTGTTCAACGACGTTGCGTAATGTGTTAATCATTTCGTTTTCTCCTTGGCTTCAACCTTTTGCTGACGGTAATTCATTTCTTCGATCAAGCAACGCGCTAGGTGCTGGATAGCGTAGGCCTGTATCTCAA